TGACGGTTTACCCTTTAATTTATTGGAATGATTTTTTCTTATTTTTAACAATTCATCTTTGTCGAAGTTTGGTGAATTAACTCCCCAATGGCTAGGTTTATTAATTCTTTGCCAATCTCCATAGCACCTTCTGCTACAAAATAAGCCTTTACCTTTTTTTATTTGTGATGGTTTAGTATTAAACTCTAAACCGCATTGTTTACACTTAGTAAGCATAGATTTCTATTTAAATAGTTATATGCTTTAAGTATAATGTTGTTAACGTGTTTTGTCAAACCGTTTGTTTGTTTACTCATTTGTGGCACAGTTCCGGAAACACCTGATGATAGAGTAGAACGTATTAAGTTATACTCTGCGTCATTACCCCAGTCTTTAAGAGCTTTATTAGTCTGTCTAGTAAGCTCGTTACCACCTTGATAATGTTGGACTGCTTGCTGAGTCTTAGATACTGAGAACGGTACTGCAATAGTATTACAGATGTTAGTCAGTCTAGTTGGAGTTGTACCTAACGATAGAGTGTAATCAGCGTTTTCAGCTACACCAGTTCCACTTGGTGCTCTTAATGTGTCTACTTGGTAAGCGTGTACGGTATTAATCGCATTACCCTTACCTAGCATGTTGAAGATTTGAGTCTCTGTTGCTGTTAGAATTTCCACAGCGTTTAAAACTACATCCTCTTTACGGGACAAATCCCCGTAAGTGTTTAGAATATTGTCTGCCATTTTATCTTATATGATTGACAAATATCTACTTAGTCATAGAATCAACTACTGAAGCGACTGCCGCCTCATCTGCTTCTCGTTTAGCTCTTAAAGCTCCGTTTATGTCGCCTTTAGCCGCTGAACTGTCAGCAGTGTCCATTGCTGTTTTAGCGTCATCCATCTTAGTAGAAACTTGTTTCAATCTTGATGAATTATGCAATACAGACTTAGATTCTTGTGATTTGTCGTAAGCTGATGTCTTTTCAAAAATGTTCTTGAAAGTTTCATCCTCTACAACTTCTTTAGGGTTAGCTCCTAGTTTGTCAATAAGTTCTCTAGTCTCCTTATTGTCGTACTGGGGGTTAGACCTAAAAAAGTCAGACTTGTTTAGTTGACTCTGTAGGTTGTCCACCTTATCTGTTAAGGTTGGGTCTACTTTTGGTTCTGCCTTCTCAATCTTTTTCCCTACGAATGACTGTGTGTCTTTGAGGGATTTCTTAGCAGTCTCTACGTCTTTGAAGTCTTTTCCTAGTAAAGCATTAAGCTCTTCTAAGGATAAAGAGTCGCCTACGTTTTCACCGCCAGCTTGCTCGCCCTCAATGGGTTCTGAGTCTTGTGGTAAGGTTTCATTACTCATTTGTTTCTTGTCTTAATTGTTAAAGTCTAGGCTTAATACCTAGCTAAAGGATTTCTCCTCTAGTCAGTTATCAAATCTAATTATAAAGTCATCTGGTTGCCTTTCGTCTTGCTTTAAACCATTTAAGGTCTCTTGGTATTCTGTAATATCTCCTATCATCCCGTCCATTAGTTGCTGTAAATACATTAGGGTTCTTTCTCTTACTTGCATTTCATAGGTACGCTGTTCTGGTGGTATAGGTATCTTGTTACCGTCTTTATCCTCTAAAGAGAAAGGTATATTCCTTATATCAGCTAGTCTTTCCATTACATCTTCGTATCTGTCTTTAAATATAGCCCATTCATCTGATTGAGTTAGGTTATAAAGCTTTTCTCCTTCTGTTAGTTTTTCTTTTTCTTCCATAATTATAAGCCTTGACCTTGTTGAGTCAAAGCACTAGTTAATTGTTTTTGAATGTCTGGGCTAGGTAGTTGTCCTTGTTCTTCTTGCTCTCCCTGCCCTTGTGTTGCCTCTGGGAGTGCTCTTGGCATTTTAAGGTTAACACCCCATAAGTCATTTAACTGAGGAACTATCTGTTCTAGTAATTGAGGGTTCATTTGAGCTAATCCCATTAAACCCTGAGCTATTAAGTTTCTATCAAATCTTTGAGCCTTAACAACTACTTCAACGTCATAATCAGCTAGGTTTAAGTCTTCTATTGCTGTTTCATATCTATCAGTATTACCAGCTTCTAAATCTCTAAGTGTTTGAGCCTTTACAGCTTCTATCTCGGCTATATCTATGTATTGAATACCTTTCTTTCCAGCGTCTTCTATAAACTGGTCTACTGCTATATCCGCTAATTCAAGGTCGTACTCTCTTAATTCATCACCATCTAAGGTAAGTCTAACTATATCTTCTTTCTTAATACATTTACCCCATAGTGGTACTATCTGTTCATTAAATACTCTTTCCCAGAAACTAGCCTCTTCTTTAGCCATTTGCTCAAAGGAACTGCCAGAAGCTCTAGCATTAATTGCTGCTTCTGTGGCTGTAGTTCGTACACCCTCTTCGCCTGTAGCACTATCAAAGGAATTAGTATCTCTTTGAGCCCATTTAGTAGCAACTTCTTCATCGTTATAACTTCCTACTCCTGCCTCTGCCATTTGCCATTGTTCTGCGTCATCCATTTGGTTGACTTTGAGAACTCCATTACCTGCTAATCTAGCTATTTGTTGAGGTGTTATTCCACTACCTTTCTTTATCTTATAAAGTCCTAAACTTGCAACGCTATTCTTGATAATACGAGTATTTAACACTGTATTCTGGTATAACTGCATCATTGAAACTCTTTCTGCCGGTGCATAACCATCCCATCTGCCTGGTATCTTCTCAGCCCAATTCTCAATATAAGTCTTTCTATCGTTCTTTAGCTTCTCTACTAAGTGTATTCTTTGTTCATCTTTATCTAAGCCACTAACAATGATTCTTTGGTTAATCATCTCTTCAGGTTTTCCGTCTTCTTTCTTTTCTTTCCCTGTAATAAATGAGATAGGGGCTAATCCTTCATATCTATATATTTCTACAAGCTTTTGCTTAGAGTTAGTTGAGGCATTGTTTGGGTCATTTCTAGCTAGGTTCTCTTGCCCTTGTATATCCTCTGTGTTAATCCAATCTTTTTCACTCTTTACTTCAAAGGGTGTCATTAAATCTCTCTCACCTACAGAAGGAGCTAAAGCAATACTGTCTACTGTCACATCAATGTCAAAGTTAAGTCTATCAACTCTCTTCATCTCAACAGTGATACCGTCTTTATTCTTGGTTGCTTTGGTTATTCTTACAATACTTGTGCCATCAATATACTTCTGCTTTCTTAGAGCATCCATTCTAGTACCAAAGTGCATCTTTCTCATTTGGTTCTGTCCGTATCCTCTAACTATTCTAGCAAACTCTTGTCTATTAGGTTTCTTAGCTCTGTAAAGTATCTCCTTTTCGTCTATGTGTGTATTCTTGTCTGTGGTGTCTACAACAAACCTAGTGAGCGGTGCCCATATTCTCTTTCTTCCTGTGGCTGGGTCTGTTGGCTTGTTAAATACTCCCCAATAATTCTGTCTATTCTGTCTTACAAGGTTCTTCATATCGAATGCTACGTTCTCTGTTACCATAGCAATACCATGAGCTGAAGCTTTAAATTGTTTTAGATAGTTAAATATTTTGCTTTCTAATTCATCGTTGTCTATTTCCTTCATATTATTGGTCAATCTGGTGTTTTATGAGTAGTCGTTATATAAATTATAATCTTCGTCTTCTTCATCCTCTTGTGGTCTAAGGTCATTCATTCCATATCTTATAGCATCCATTTGGTCTGATAAGTAATGGTCTGGGTCATTTAGTATCTTACCGTCTTTATCTACCTTCCATAGATAGTTCCTGTAAGCCTTTATAGTGTTTATGCTTCTCTTTGTTAAGCTTATTTGTTGAGCTTGGACAAACTGTATGCCTTGATTAACACTACCAGGTCCTTTCTTAGCTCCTTGTATGTTAACTCCACAACTAGCTATCTCATCTATACTCTTAGGTTCTGCACTATCAGCTATTGTTAGTACACTATTCTCTTGGTTCTTTAGTATGTCTGCTATCTGGGGATTAAGTAGTTCTTTAAGGTGTGTTATCTCGTTTATTATATATCCTCCGTTATAGTAATATATTGCCACTATTGCTGTAGGGTCATTACTATATCCAAAGTCCAAACCATATCTTACTAATCTAGCTTCATGTGGTATCTCATCTATTATCTTCCAGTCCTTATATATCTTACCCTCTACCTCTCCTAACATTCCTAGTCCATATACTTGCCACCATCCAGTTCTATTCTTTCTAGCCTCTATACTGGATATAATCTCTTTACTCAATGCTTCGTTGTCTTTGTATGTTAATGTTATAAAGTCTATATCTTCTCTCTTTCCTTTAACATCTGTATAGAACCAGAACTCATTAGTTGGATTCCAGTCTAGGAATATAAAGTCTTTTGTTCTTACCTCTACTTGGTCAAATGAATCTAGTGTTACATTGTTAGCTTCATTCATAAAGCATCTATCTCTTCTACCACCTCTTAGCTTATCTGATTGGTCTGCTGAAAAGAACTCTATCTGACTTCCAGTTTCAAATGTATATATGCTATCTGTTGCGTTCCATCTAGTATCGTTCCAGTAGTGGTGTGATTGCATTATGTTCTTAAAGTCTCTTATAGCTCCACGTTTTAAATGGGGTGTACTTTCTGATATTACAGAGGTTAGTTTCTTTTCTTTATCTGATTGACTTAAAGCTATTAAGAATAATAGTATGCTAATAGTTTTACTTGCCGAAGTTCCACCTGCTACCGCACGTATCTTATTCTTTAGTGCTATTATCTTCTGTGTTGCTGTTGTCTCCTTGAAAAGTGCCATAATCTTTTAAGTTTATAATAGGTTGTATTTTATCTCCTCCTGTAGTTATATCAGTTTGATTCTTAATTGTTTTAGGTAATACTGCTAGTACAAGTTTCTCTTCATACTCTGTAAGCTCTTGGCTTGATTCTACTTTCTCCCTTACTTTTTCCCAAAGTTTATTAACTGCAAAAATCTTATCCTTCTCTATATAAGCAGGTTTTCTTCCACTATTCTTATT